CGAGGACCTCGGGCTCGCGCCGGAGGACGAAGCGGTCAGCGATGTCTCGGCGCCGACAGTGGAAGCCGATCCCGGCCCTCATGGCGCCGAAGATGCCGACCAGATCTCCGTAAGCAAGGGCGATGTCTGCCCGGTTTGCGGTCAGGGGACGATCGTCTCCGTACAGCCTGAGCCGACCGGCCCGGGTGACAACCCGAAGGAAGTGAGTAGGGCCATGCCCGAGCAGCAGCAGACCCCCAAGCAGCCCCAGAAGAACTCCGCGATGGAGGCCCGGAGCCGGATGCTCCGTGCGGTCGCCGGACAGCAGGCCCGGCAGGACCGGATGGACACCGTCCTCGGTGCGCTGTCCGACCTCGTGCTGGAGATCGCCTCGGCGGCGGGGCTGAGCAAGCACCCGAAGTTCGCGGCCCTCAAGACGGCGGCCGACACCAACAACAGCCCGGAGGGGACCCCGGCGACCACGAGCGACGAGGCGAAGCAGCCCGACGCCAAGGACGACCCGACCAACGTCGGCGCCGCCCCGGCTCCGGCCAACGCCAACGTCACCCCGGACGCGGTGACCGACGTGCAGAGCACCGACAAGGTTCCGCAGGGCCAGCCGGTCCTCCAGAACCTCACCGACGTGACGGCGCCCAGCGCCTCGGCCACGCCGGACCCGGCCGGGGCCCACGTCGAGTGGGAGGTGCGTGACGGCTCCCCGAGCCAGACGGTGATGGACCCTCCGGGATCCACCGGCTGGACCTCCTCGGCTCGCCAGGGTGAGGACCCGCAGGAGCGCTTCACCGCCTCGCTGCGGCTGGCCCGTCTCCAGATCCAGGCAGGGCTGGAGCAGGGCGAGGACCTCGCTCTGGGCGACCGGATCGCCAAGAGCGCCACGGCGCTGGACGAGATCCGCAACCAGGCCGAGATGCTCCGCAAGGTCATCGAGACCCGGACCGCCTCGGTGCAGCCCGTGTCCCAGGAGCACCGTCACCTGGTGCCCCAGGCCGCGCCCCGCAGCGCTCCCTCCCTGGTGGCTCCGCCGCAGCAGGTGACCGCTGCCAACGAGATGGGCGGCACCGACGAGTTCGGTCTGGGTCTGGACATCGATCTGGAGGGCTGACCAGACCCCGAGCGGTGCTTGAGATCGCTCGGTCTCGATGAAGGGCCTCCGGGGTCCGGCGATGGACTCCGGGGGCCCTTCTGCATGTCTCCGTTCAGGCAGTTTCCCGGGAGTGACCTGTTCACGGACTCGGATCGACTTCGGGAAAGGGTGAGAAGGGGATCGCCTAGATGTCCTTCAGGGACTGAAGACAGAAAGGACCGCGAGTCATGCTTCGACCCACTCTCGCGCAGGCGTACATCCACCGGACGATCCGTCCGAACTACGCCTTCACGCAGGCGACCCCCGCTTCCGTTCTCCTGGACCCGGCGTGGGACCGCTCCATCAAGATCTGGCCTGGCATGGTCGCCATGAAGACGGCCGGGCAGCAGGTGACCCTGATCAATGGCACCGGGCTCGCCTACGGCCTCTTCGGCGAGTACATCGGCGGTGACGGCATCGATGAGCCGCTCACGGCTGGCGTCAACGCCACCGCCGTGTGGGTGATGGGGCCGGACGCCGAGTTCGAGATCCTGGCTCCGGCCTTCGACACCGGGGCCTCCTGGGTCGACCCGGGCGACGGGACCATCAAGTTGGTCCACGCCTACGTGGACGGTGCCAACCGGGGCAAGTTGTGCCCGGCTGGCCAGACCGGTCGAGGCACTGTCTCGGCCAAGCCGGTGGGCCGTCTGCTGATGGTCGACTCGTCCACGAAGATCGTCGTCGGGGGCCTGTCCCCGGCCGACTTCTCCCTCACCTGAGCCCCCGCCGAACAGCGGACTGAACACGGAAAGGAAAGACCAGTGAGCACTCCAGTTCTGGCGGGCAGCCTGCTCAACAAGGCCCCCAAGGGGTCGCAGGACTACGTCGCGGAGTACCAGAAGCGACTCGCGTCGCTCCCGGGTGGCGTGGCCCAGAAGACCAGCACGCAGACGCGGCGCGAGAAGATGGCGCTCGTCCTCTCCCAGCCGGACGGCATCACCCGTCTCGGCGTCGGGATGATCGGTCCCATCCAGTTGAAGTTGCGGTATCAGGGTCTGATCCGCAACGTGCTGGTCGAGGACCCGATCCCCCCGGGCGTGACCGCCGAGTACGAGGTCGTGGACGACCTCGGTCAGGCGTACATCATGTCGGGCCACGAGGGCGAAGTCCGGATCACGCCCTTCGAGGGCAAGCGCGTCCGGGTCGAGTTCTTCCGCATCGCCAGCCGTCCGGCCATCCGCAAGGAAGACCTGACGCAGATGCGTGTCGACATGGTCGAGCAGGCGCAGGACGAGACCAAGCAGGCCATCCTGAAGCAGGAGGACTCGCGCCTCATCTCGCTTCTGATGGCGGCCGTCACCGACTACGCCTCCCGTCCCGACAACCCGACCCCCGGTGCGCAGAACGTCACCGTGGCCTCGGGCGGCATCACCCCGGCCTCGCTGTACGCCGCCGTCACCATGACGGACCTCCGCGAGATCGAGTCGAGCCGCCTCCTGGTCTCGATGACCGAGTTCCGCGACTTCTACCTCTTCGACCAGAACCAGACCGGCTGGGCGATGAAGGACCGGGTCGTCGCGGGCCAGAAGATCACCACCTTCGGCGAGTTCCAGATCCAGCGCTCGATCGTCGTGCCCACGGGCAAGGCGTTCCTCCTGCCGGAGCCGAACTTCCTCGGCGTCTTCCCCATCCAGTACTCGCTGGACGTGGAGGAGGACAACAAGGTCGAGGCGTTCTGGCGCGGCTGGGTGTTCGATGAGATGGTCTCGATGGCCATCCTCAACCCCCGGGGCATCGCCACGATCACCAAGTCGACCTACCTCGGCTGATCCCGAGGTCTGAACGACTGGGGGCCCTCTCACTCCTCACACGGGTGAGGGGGCCCCACTTCTCTTCCACGGCAGCACACGAGCAAGGAGCACGGGCCATGGGCCACAACATCACCGTCAACGAAGACCACACCGAGGTCGGCGGCACCGTCTACAACGACGGCGACACCCTCGTGGTCACCGACGCCCTCTTCGATGACCTCACCGCCGCCGACGCCTTCACCGACAGCCTCCTGACCGACAACGGTGAGGTGGCCGACCCGGGGACCGGCGACGCCGTCTTCATCTCCACCACCCAGCCCAACGTCACCTCGACGGTGGCGGCCGGGGCCAACCCGACCAAGGCGGAGTTCGATGCTCTGCGGACGGATCTTCTCGCACTCCGGACGGCGCTGACCGGCGCCCCTGGGGCGGGCAAGCCGCTGCACACCTGAGGCATCCCCGTCCTGAGCAGCAGTCCCGCCCCTACCAGAGCCGGGGGCGGGACTGCTGCACGTCTGGACGACTTTCGCGAAAGCGCTTGACAGGGATTCCTGCGAGCGCCTATCTTCGTCCTTGTCACCGAGACTCCTACCCCCCGGGTGGGGCTTGGTGGCACCCTCGCTCTTCAGGGGGGTGGGCTCCGTGTTCCTATCCCCGAGAAGGGTGCCCGGAGCCCCGCGATGAAGATCGAGAACTCCCACGGGGGGTGGGGGACACAGGAGGGCCCAGTCGTTACGGCGGCTGGGCCCTCTCTCGTCTATGCTGACCGGACCCCGCGCTGGAGCAACGTCCCTCGCGGCCACCGGTTGACTTGTCCCGGGGCGAAGAGTCCGAGCCTGGCGTTCACAGGCTCGGGCTTTCGTCTTATGCTGGGCCGTGTGTTGGGCCCATGGGAGCCCCAGCGAGCATTCCGGAACGGTGGGAGATGACCCCGGGTCGCTGG